CTTGCTTCATTAGGTGATAGCTTTGAAAGAAAGAGCGCTCTGCATATCGGAGCAAGCGATTACATGATGAACCGCTTCTACCAAAACGGGCTTATAAGAACCACTAGCGGAACGTGTAGATGGGAGCTAACCGACAAGGCATACAGAGAGATGGCGGAAATGGAAAAACTCTTGGAGCAAGTACAATGAACAAAAAACAAAAGGCGCTCATCGTATTTACGGCGCTACTCATAGTAAATATAGTTATTTGTACGGGGATATTATTATGGCGTCACTTGACCTAGCAATAGACGAACTAAGCAAACGCCCACAAACAAACAAAGCGGTGCTGTGGCACTTAGTGGAGCACAAACACGACCTAGAGCGTTTAATGGCACAAGTTGAAGTAGTGCTTGAGCGACACAAAAAAGGAGCCGTTCAGCCCGTTTACTTTATGGACTTGGAAGAAAGATGGCTGGCGTTGAAGAAGCTTTAAGCATCGTTGGCATCGTGTTTTTAATTGTCGTCATTGGGGCGGCACTATTGGACAGGAGAATGAAATGAACGTACAACAAGAAACCGCGCGCATTATGGATACCCTAGCGCGTATTGACAAAGAGTTAGACGCAGAAGAAAAAGCCAAACGCAAAGAGATTGCGCGACGCAGACAGCAAGCGGAGTATAACCGCGATATTGATAAACGAATGAAGGAGTTTGAGTTATGAAACCAGCAACCGCACAATTTATCGACAAGGCAGGCAGCTACTGGCGCATTTGCAAAACGACGCGCCACTATGAGAAATGCGTCAACGGCGTATGGGTGCAAGACGACTCAGCCGATGAGCTTTACCCGCTCGACGAAGCCGCGCCAAACGGTTACAGTCACAGCGAGACGGTAGAATATCGTGCTGTATGAATTCACCGCTTGGAGTGTTGGCGCTCTCACTATTTACCTGTTGGTGATAGCGCTCGTTCAGGCTTGGAAACGGGACGGTAAAGATGAACAATAAAAAAGAAGCCCACACTAGGTGGGCTTAATGCCATTGGGAGGAGAGAGGAAAACCAATAGCTGTCAGGGAGATTACTTACACAGTTTGTCGTATTGTGCGTTGTGTGTCAACTCTTGCTTCACCTCTTCGTCCGTCATAGCGTCAACCGTAGGTGGACTAAACTCATGCTGCTTTGCAATCAAACAGTATTCACTTGTGCTTGCGCAACCGCTCACGACGCTCATCAGGACTAAGGCGGTTAATATCATGCTCAACTTCATTGGCTTGCTCCACTCGGTTAAGCGTTTCGGCTTTCTGCTTTAACTCTTGCGACTTCTTGCCAGCGCGACGACTTGAGAATATCAGCCAGCAGACAAACACAAGTCCGGCTAAAACGTAAAAGCCGATTGCTTTTAGTTTACTCAACACGCTTTGATGCCTTGACTCGTCCATAGATAGCCACGATTGACCCCACAGCGCCACCTAACAGCGTTAACGCATCAACAAGGCTCGATTGGTCGCCTCCACCGATTGAGTACCCGAAAACGCCTAACAGGACGGCTAACAGTGATACCATACCGCCCCATACGGATTTGCTTTGATACCATTTCTTTGATTCGTTCATATTTAACCCCATTCATCTAAACCAGAAATAAAGAGCATAGCGGATTCACCATCTAGCTCACGTAAGAACAGTTTAATCGCTGCGCCTGAATCGCGCAAGTTTTGACCGTTCCATGATAACGCGAGGGCTACGCAGCCCTGTAATTGTGACACCTTTGTCGCGGCGTGAAAGAGGCAATACGTCCGTATACCATCAGTCTTGCCAACCGTCCCACCTGATATGATGTAGCACTCGCCATGTGTCGGTGATTGCCACGGGTCGATACGATAAACGCCGTCAGGAATACAGCTTACAAACGGCTCGTTGTTCTTCCACGGGCATTCAAGCGATTGCAGTACACGACCAGACGGCATCGTTAAAATGCCGCTGGTTTGGTGTTCTAGTCGTGAGCGTTCAAGGTAGAGGGTCTTCAGGCCATTCGATGTCATAAGGGAACCTCACTTGCTTAGTTATATCACGTAGAGCCTGACGATATTCTGTCAGACCTTGCGGAGGCTCAGGTGCGTCTTTAAGCATGAAATAATCCGTTTCAGCGATTAGCTTGTCACGTTTATTGCGTGCCGCTTGTGCCGCTTGCTCGTCTTTTTCTGCCTGTAATTGTTCGGCTGTTTTGAGTGTGTCCCATTTTATGCTCATTGTGAGTCCTCCTTGCGTTTAATCGGACAAGGACACTTACCACTGGTTACGTCAAAGATATAATCGTTAATATCTGTTGATTGCATTGGTTCAGCAGTTTCAGTGCAGTAGCGATATTGCAAAGTTACGTGAATAACGCCTTGCTCGTCACGTTTGATTTTACCTACAAATGGCTCATCAGCTTCTACTTCACCGCCATTTGGTAATTGGCTCAGGTCATAATCCTGACCACGGTAAGTTAGTACTTCGCCATTTACACTTGGCGGTGTGTCATCCTGATTTGAAACTATTGGTGATAATGTAATACGTAACATAATTTACTCCCTTTTTAATTAATACCAGCGGCCTGTGGCGATAACTCTGGCTTCCAGAAATTCGGATACAGTGCTTATCGTTGTCCCGTGTAAGTTAAATAACGCTGCATAGGCGTCCTTATATCTACTATGGATAGTTATCGCCTTTGCTCTGTCGTACTGCACTGCTGAACCAAGTTCAAAACCTGTGGCGATGGAATAGCTTTCGTCTATAAAAGAGGAAGGAAAATAGAATGTTTGAAATGCGTTTGTCGATAAATCTACAGAGGGTCTGCATACGCAAATCAAAGTCCCATCCGCATACTTAACATACTCCCCATTAGCATTACTCCCACGCTCAATAATAGCGCCTGTTGGAACGCCGCCTGATTGGGATACTGTGCCGAGGATGTTCTCGTTCTGGAAAACCTTCTTCCACGTATCCGAAAGGTTTTTCCTAAAATACTGTTCAGCGTTACTCGGTGTTCCGTTAGCCGCTCTAGTTCTTATAGCTATTAAAGGCTCATCTCCGCTAATACTTAGTAATTGTACCCCCGCTATATACCCACCGTCAGGTGTTCCGACAGGGTTTGCGGTGGTATTTCTAACAAAGCCGCTGTACCCAATAGGATTAGTAAAATCCTGATAGATTACTGGGGCTCTTAATCCAAAAGCACCAACACGTAACAAAGCATTTGCAGTATCATCAGTTGAACTTGTCTGGGCTTGACTCTGAACCAAAGCATCATCAGCTTCAGTAGCCGGAGCCGCTTTTATGCGTCCATTACTATCTCGCTGCACAACCGAGTCAGCAGTAGGCGAAACGCTGATACTATTCTTGAACGTATCAAGCTCAAGTGTTGCCGTTTTTAGCGCATCAGCCAAAGAGCGTATCCCCTCAGCCGTCATTGTCGCGTAGAAATTATACGTACCTGTTGCGTGAGGCCAATTCTCTGCAAGCGAAAAGCTGTCAGCGTTAATGGCTTTAGTTGCCTCGACAATATCAAGCACAGGGTCAGATTCAACTTTTACCTGTGTACCTTTGTCGAAGAATGCAAGCGTACCACTTGTTAATGATACGCTGGTAACGGACTTTGAGCCGTTTGTGAATGTTGCTGTTCCTGTTGGGAATATGGTCATGTTATGCCTCTTGGGTTAAAATTAAGTATGTTGTTACAAAGTCATTACAACTCAGTTAACCTATTAGGTTCTCCGATGTTGATAAAACCAACCCAACTCCCGATGAGTACACAACTCCGTTAGAGCCACTCACTGTAAGAGTGTAATCATAAGTACCTTGAGAGTTACTTGTATCTATTGTCCTGGGGCTAAGGGATAGTCTATCGAAAACCCTATACTCGTTAATCTCTCCGTCGAACTCGTAAGTACGAATGACTTGAGATGAGCCTGATTTTATTACCGTTGTATCTCTTCTTATTTCCCAGCTTAGGGTGGGTCCTGTATCATCTGGTGCTGATGCTTGTGTGTATCCAATACCATAGCCGATAGACCCGACAACATCTACCGGGTTGCCCTTCGAACCGTGATTTGCCGCAGTAACACTTAGTTGCCCGCTATTTTCACCGTAAGCATTCTCCAGTATCTCCCCCTGAAAAAACTGCCCACTGATGAAGCCTGTACCGTCTTTCTTTATCCAGAATGTGCCATTAGCGTCAGTCTTAGTGCCAGAGCCTGCCCATATATGATAAGTACCATCGTCCGCAAGAACTGTGCGGCTGCCTGTGCCACTTGATGTCTGCACAACAGCACCAGTAATCGTTTTACCATCAATCGCATCAGCACTTAGTTTGTCTGCTGTTATAGCTCCGCCAACAATGTTCGCACCATTGATAACCTGACCAGTGAATGATTGCGCCTCAACGTTTCCATCAAAAACATACCTCCCCTCAGTATTATCGAAGTAAATCATCTGCTGACTATTGCCGTCTAAGAATACCACAGAATCAGACTGGAACTCTATTTGGCGGTTCGTGCCGTCGTCATTGACGATAATCCCTGTAACGCGATTGTTTACGTCTGTTCCAAGAAAAGCCCGTGCCGTAAGCGTATCCAATTCGCTGTTATAGCCAGCATTTAACTCAAGCTGGGCGGAAGCAAAGTCTTCATTACTATCAACTCTGGACTCTAATTCCGTTATTGACTCAGCATTCCCATCTGCCGTTGTCTGCGCTGTCTGCACAAACGAATACAAAGCACTTGTATTATTAGCAGGGTCGTTAACCTGAGCCTGCACTCCACTTATTGCTATTGCATTGCCCTCGATGTCAGTATAAACCTCGTCCAGTTCCGTAATAGTGGCCTTGCTGCTTAGCTCAACGCTTATTTCATTGAACTGCTGAATCCGCTGCTCTTTCTCCGTGTCAACGTCCTCGCGCCGCTCAAATATCTCTGTAACATCTTGCCCCACACCAGAGAGCAAGTTTTGAACCGTATTCCTCCAATCATTAGAAGGGTCGAACGTGCTGAACTCGGTTTCAATCTGGTCAAGCTCTTGGCGTATTGTTTCTGTGAATGGCTCAACCTGCGCGCCTGTATTCGTCGTCGTCGCCTGTGCGCTCGTCCAACCACTAACGCCATAAGCATTAACAGACCGCGCATAAACGGTATAAAGCGTATCAGGGAGCAAGCCCGTGAACGTAAACGTAGAAGCGCGTCCTTTCGACGTTGGCGTATATCCTGTGCCGTCACCCGTCACAATATCAAACTCAAACACTGTACCAAGCCCGATACCCGCAAGCTGCGGCGCAACTTCAAGCTCCCAATCACGGGGCGTTATACTCAAGCTTGTTGGCGCAACAGGCTCAGCCAAAGTAAACGACAAGGCCGTAGACGGCGAACGCGCACCTGTTTGAGATACGGCATAAACCTCTGCGGTGTAGTCGCCTGTATCGAGCAGTGGCACATCCCAAGCGTTGCCAAGTACATCCACGTCGAAAACAGTACCGCTCGCGCCGATTATCTTAACCTCATAACGACGCACCCACGCATTAGCCACAGACTGCCACGTTAGCGTACCTGTGCGGCTTAGCGTCGGGTCTTGGGTAAGCGACAAGCCTGTCACGGGCGGCACATCATCAGGGTCGCCCAGCCACGTTCCGCCGTCGATGTCGTCAAACGCGCGACCACTCCACGGATAGACGGTATCCTCATGCTCGCGCAAGGTGAAATCAACCGTGTCATCCTCGTTGAGTTTCTTTTCCATCACGCGGAATGGCTTATCTGTCCAGCCGTTCATCAAGCTGTCAAGACCAACGATATCGCCAACCTCAACCTGAATCGTCCACGGCATACCCGTAAACGATGCAACCCGGTTAAAACGCGACCGCTTGGCTAATATCTCGGCAAGTTGTAGCGCTTCGGCTTTGGTAGTGATGCTGTCAATTTCCATCGAGCCGTCTTGACGCTTACCGCCATCTTCTTCCAGCCATTGAGCACGCAAAGGGTCAGATTCTTCGGGGAAGAATACCGAGTCTGTTTCGTAGTTTTTAATGCGGTTAGGAAAGCGCACTTCAAACACATTGTGGCGGTCGTCAATCGATCCGCCGTCATGGTCGATGTCGCCCACAATGTCATCGCCCGTAAATGTAAAAACAGGCTCGCCATTAGTCGCGCCGTTGTACTGGTCATCAATGGTTGACTCGTAGGTGATTTTGGCGCTGCCTGTCATGTCTTGCACGATGCCACGGAACGAACTCAGCAACTCACTGATGTTGTCGATGTAATCGCGGTTCGTATCAATCAGCAAATTACACGCAAATCGCGGTAGCGTTTCAGTCGTTGTCGCCGTGGTCGGTACGTAGTCGGGGAAACCAACGGTCGTGCGGTCAACATTGTACGTTGTTGTTGTCACGGTATTCTCAACGCCGTCATCACATCGTGCAGCCACATATTCAAAGCTATCATCGTCGATAAAAGAGTCGGGCAAGCCTTTGCCATAGATGGGGTTGGTCAGATAATCACGCAGGCACATAGCAGGGTTTTCACTGTACTCAGTTAACCCTGTGCGCGTGTCCAGTATTTTCTTGCCGCGTATGACCGCCTGAATGTCAGGCTCGCCCGACCACACGCGAATCTGCGCTTCGGGGTCAGGCATTTGCAGTACGATATAGGCATAACAAAGGCCGTCTAGCCGGTGGTCGATTGTCCAGTTAGGGATGCCGCTAACTGCCGCCGCGCTCGCTGGCTGACCATCTGCGCCGTTGTAAAAATCAATGCTAAACCACTTGCCACCCAAGCGACCGCCGCTGAATTTCGGGTCGGTTGACTTAACGCCGTTGAAAAACAATTCTTCCAGCCCGTCAACTTCGCCCTCGGAAAACACCACAATCAGATGAAGTAGGTCGTTCCACGCCTCGTTTGGCGTATCGGTAACGTATTTGTGAACTTTAACCGCGCCGACCTTGCGCGTACCGTAAACAACAGGTATCGGCTGGTCTGAGCCTTGCCGTTCAATGTCAACGCCCTTTGAGCCGGTTTCCATGTCCGGCATTAACCAAAATGAAGCAAGCCCAAGAGCCGCGCCGCCTATAAATGCCCAAGCCAATAAACTTAATCCTAGAAATGCCATTACGATTGCGCTCCCCAAACTAATTCTTTACGAACAGACGCGGCAAAATCAAAGCCTTTGTCGCCCGGATAAAAACGCTGCTGACTCGCTGGTGTTGTACGTCTGCCTGCGGGCTTCTTCCAGTCGGCAAGCTCGGACGCTATTTTCAGCGATACATTAGACTCGCCCGACCATGATTCTTTTGCCTTATGACCGACAATCCGCCAGTTATTCAGTCGCATGGCATAATCAGCAATCGGCTGACTGTTGCTATCCAAGTAAACACGGTCAACAAACAGGCGTTTGTTTAGCGCCCCGCTGTTATTCAGAAGTAGGGCGTTAATAGTCAAGTCTGCACCACTGAACGTGAGAGTCGTTTCATTGACACGCGGCTCGGCGGTGTACTTCGGCGTGCCCATGCCGAGGATTATGCCGTTACCCAAAAACGTATTCCCGCCAAAATCAATATCAAAAGCGGCTTCGGTGAAATAATACTCGCTGTCACCTATCTGCGCCGTTACAAGATGAGCAACAGGCAAATCATGGCGCATGGCATCAAGCACTGCCTGTGGTATATCAATCATAGCGCCTCCACTAAATCCAATTCGATACGCACTGAGTCACTATCTGCCGATGCGTTAAATTCCAGCGGTCGTCCGCGCAACTTGCATGACCATGTAACATCGTTAAACGTGATTGTTTCGCCGTTTGCAACAGGGCGGCGCAAAGCAGGCGCAAAGTCGATATTGCCAACGCCAACGGAAGTCACAACGTAAACTTTTGAATGGCCGCCAAACTGAAAGAACTTACCGACCTTGACATCAGAAACGCCACCAACGGTTGTGATGTTGGTGTCACCGATTGCGCCTGCTGTGCTTGTTGTTTTGTCGGTTGCGTCACTGTATGAATAACGAGGCAAGCGCACATCAATCAACTGCAAGTCCTGTTCCCGCGCTGCCATGAATCCCCACACTGCGTCCGCGTCATCAGGCTTTAACAGCGTCGAGCGTAAGTTTATATCCCAACGCTGCGAAGGTGTTTTGCGTTGCAGGTAAATCAAACTCTGCGACTCGCTTGTCGTCACTGTGTTGTTGTTTTGCACGCGGGCGCTTTCAATCCCGTATTCTTCTGGTAAAAGCGGCATTATCGTTTGCCTCCTAATCTCATGCCTCGGTCGTCCATCACCTGAGCCACGACGTTATAAATCAGGTCGCGGTTTTCTGCGACACGCTGACGGAATCCTGCGTTGCCCTCTGGCATTTGGAACGTGATATTGGCGTTGGTGGTCTTGCTGTCGGTATTCGTCGTGCCCATCTCATTACGCAACTGACTGTTCGGCATAACTGAGCCGTTGGTGTTCATGCGGACAATCTCAGGGCCACGCTCACCAACTAGGTATTCGTTGCCTGCTAGGACTTGTCCGCCTGCTGCTCTCCCGCCTGCAATTTCTCCGATGGCTTGTCCCGCCATGATGCCGATGGATGCGTAGCCTAAGCCCCGTATAGTTGCGGCATAAGGAGCGCCAGCCACCGGCCCAAGTCCTATTGGCGGTGGAGCCATCGCAGCGACCGCTGCCGATTCGGTGTTTATGTATGCCATAGCTATGGCTGCTGCTTTCTGTGCTGCAAAAGCCAGCTTATATGCTGCTGACTCTTCTCCCTTCGCCTGTTTAACTGCGTTTGCTATTGCGCCAAAAGTGTTTTGTGCAAGAGAAAGGGACTGCGCCTGAACCTGCTGTTCTGTTTGCAGTCTTGCGGTCGCTAGCGATTCTGTTTCCTCTTTTTTTCGCTGCTCTTGCTGGATAATGTAGTCAGCCGCTTCTTCCGCCAACGCCTTGCTGTTGTCGTAGTATTCGCGCTCTCGGTCTAGTTGTTCGACTAGGCTTTCTGGAAGGAATATTTCGCCATTGCCGCCAATCTGCTCTTCTTGCTCGCCGCCACCTTTCTGTCCGCCTTGAAAGCCCCCGAACAACCCTGAAGAATCGCCAAGCGGTATTTCATTTAAGGCAAGCTTGGCTTCGTTTGCTTTTTCTTTTAAGTTATTCAGGTATGCGTCTGCGCTGTCAGTTGGCAGGGGTTCATTCGCTAATCTGACTAGCTCTAGCCTTGTGTCTGCAACGTCTTGATTTGCTTCATCCAGCGACCGCCTAAGACTAGGAACCTGCGAGGTGTCAAACTCAAGCTTAGGTATATCATCCAAAAAAGGTAGTGCATTATAACGCTCTATTATGGCATTTATGTTTGCAGTTACGCTTTTTTCTATTTCGATAAAGGCTTGCTGAACAGACACAGCGAAAGAAAGCGCAACCTGCTCTGCTGTTTGGAAGGAAAGCTCAGCAGATAGAAGCCCAAGCTCGATACCTCTAAACGCATCCCCAACAAAAGCACCACCTCTAATTATTCCTTCAAAGCTGGCTCTTGCTGCGTCGTCGAAATCAGATAGGTTTTCAGAAAGGTCAACAATTACATCGCCAAGCAGGGATATAGCGCCTGACGACTGGTTGGCCTTCCCTAGAAATGTTGTCAAGTTATTATTCGCAACCGTCAACGACTGCCCGAACGTGCGCTCCGACTTGTCGAATATGTCGTCAATCGTATCGCCGTAGTTTTCCAGCGACCGGATTAACAACTCTGATGTTATTTGCCCTTCTGCTGCGAAATCTCGCAACTCGCCAATAGTTTTACCTGTTTCAGCGGCAACAGCCCGCAGTATTTCAGGCGCGCCCTCTGCAACAGAGTTAAACTCATCACCGCGCAACGCGCCAGCCGCCAAGCCTTGTGATAACTGACGGATTGCTCCAGCGGCTTCTTGGGCAGTTGCGCCTGACGCAGCGAAAGATTTGTTGATGATGTCAGTGATTCGCACCAAGCGGTCTTGCGATATATTTAGCTCGGTGGTGTTTCGTGCAAGCGTTGCATATAGCCCAGCCGTTGACTCAAGCTCTGAGCGCGTATTGTTGGCAACCTCTAATAGCTCGCGCTGAATGTTGGCAAGCTCGCGGCTGGAGTCGGTAACTATTTTAAGCTGGTTCTGGACGCCTGTGTAAGCGTCTGCGTAGCGAACAACAGCACGAACGCTTAGTGCGCCACCCAACGCAATAAACGCATTACGTAGCGCACTGGTGGCCGCAGTCGTCGATTTACCCCGACGCTCAAGGCGTTCAAGGTCATCCGTCGCCCGTCTGACTTGACGGCTGTCTGCTAATAGTTCAACTCTTGCTTGCGTCATTACGGACTCCGATTGCGGTTATGCTGATAGTATAGCGCAACTGGTCAGACCAGTAAAATAGGAATGGTGTGGTATAAAGATAGTGCGATTAATTAATGGAGATGAAGAAATGGGTTTATATAATGAAGTTTCTTACAAGTGCTTAGACTGCGGAAGCGAAATAGTTGAGCAGACCAACTCTGGCTCTTGTACTCTAGCATCATTTAACGCAAGTGAAGTTCCGCCAGAGGAGGTCGAAGGACTTAGAAAAGAAGTATGGTGCGGTAATTGCGGGGCAGGATTTAGAGTTGTATCAAGCATGCCAAGACATATAGTTTTGAGCTTGATTCATGCTCAATAAAAGGGCGCTTAGTGCGCCCTATTCCTTCCGCGATTGACTCTTACACAAACACCGCCAAATCCCTATAACAGCCTGCACTTCAAACGGAGCGGGTTTTATTCCATGCAAGCTAAACCACGATTGCACCGCTTGTGCTGAGAAGTCATCACCGTTCATGGTGCGAATCTCACAGAACCACTCCCAAATATAAGCCGCTTCATTCGGAAACGGCAGCGGCTTGTATTTGTCGGGTATCTCACGCTTCTTTGCAAGAAACGACCAATGTTCTTCGTATGTTAGGCTTTTTGGGTTTTTCGGGTCGATTTTTTGCCAGAGGAAGAATTGTCTTTCGCACCATCGGATGAGTCGGTCGATGGCTTGGCTTCTGGCTTCCCCAAGCGTCCTGCTTCAATGTAAATCTTGTCAATGAGCGCACGCTTCTTACGCAGTAGCTCGCAAGCGTTGTCGATGGTTAGCTCATCGTCAAGATTCCATTTAGTGATTAAATGCGCTGCGGCTTCACGGTCGATGGTGTCTTGCTCTGATGGCGTGCGCTTTTTCGCGTTGTCGCCTTTCACAAGATTCTCGCGCCATATTGAGCGGATATACGCGCTGTAAACGCTGGATTCTGTACTGAGTACGGTTAACTCAATGCCGTCATGCTCAACTTTGCCCGATAGCGTATCAGGGTCTTTAATGTCAGATAGTTTCATTGTAACCTCATGCCTTGCGGTTAATCCGGTTGATTGGGTGCAGCAGGCGGCTGGATGAGTTCCGCTTTTCGGGTTTTGCCCTAGCTGCATTGGGGATTGTAGCAGTAGGGCGGAGGAATGGCAATTAGCGGCTAAACCACCATGTTAGAAGTGACGCGCCAATCGCGCCGACTGATACCCACAAACTCAAACGTTTAAACATTGTCGCCTGCATTTCTTTACGCGCTCGCTCGTAGCCTTCCTGCTCTTTTTGATGGGCATCATATTCGCTCATGCGCTGGGTTAGCTCTGCAAAACATTCGTCAAACTTAGCACCTAGCCCCTCAATGCTGGACTGGAGTTTTCCTTCTAGCGTGCTCATGTGCTTAATTAACTGCTGGTTTTGGCGTTCTACTGAACTCATTCGCTCGTCTTGCCTGACCTGGGTTTCGCTAAGCTTGTCTACCTTTTGCCACAGCTTTTCCATTGGTTCCATCATTCGCCCTATCAGCGCCTTGTTCTTGATTGTTTACAGTATAACCGTTCGGGTTATGTTGGTGCAAGTAATGAGCAATAAAAAGCCCCGCACTAGGCAGGGCTTGTATTCGTAGGTGTGGATTAAACAGGCGTGCGCTCAACAATAATCGTTGAGCCTGTCACACTGTCAAGCTCTGCGGTAAAGTCCAGTGAAATTGTAATCTCACCCTCACCGCCAACATCGGTATTACCTGTGTTGAACATAGTGCGTGGCAGAGTAATCTTATACGCATTACCCGCTTCGTCCAACAGGTTAACCTCAAGGCTAGACTTCTCGCCAGAAACAAACTTATCGTACAGCGTGAAGTTCTGGAACTGCGCTGTCACGTTGCCACTGACATTAATCTTGCCTTGTGGTTTTGAGCCAGTCGTCTTGCTGAACAACACAAAACTCGATTCAATGTTGTTCTCAACCGTCATGGTTAGCTGAGTTACATCGGCAAGCTCTGTACCATCATCCTTAATCGAGCCCGAGTCATAGCTGAACGGACAGTCGCCGCTTGGCTCAATGTAAGTCGCATTCGCTTTCTCGGTGTGCTCATTCGGCGAGTCAACGCCAATAACGCCAACTGTGAACACAACATCACTGTTTGGCGTAAGCTCCAAATTCAGCGTGTTCATCTCACAGCCAGTGTAGTAGCGGTATGAATCCGCACCTAACGCAGGGTCTTGACGGAAAATTGTAAAGCCGCGACGCACTGAGCCGTTGGTTAGCTGGTCAGTTCCGACCGCTGGCGTGTCGGTTGCCCAAGTGCCGCCAAGTGCCGCTTCCAATAACTCGTCTTGGTGCCCGTAAATCAGCAATGATGGAATATCGCCGCCCACTGTACGGTTGCCGTGGCGCAAGCATTTACGGTCACGTCCGCCCAACAAGGTCGCTTCGATTAGCTCTTTCGTCAAATTGACGTTAAAGCCGGTGGTTTCCAGCACTTTAAAAGCTGGGTCGGTTGGCGTAGTGCCAATGGTTGTTTCAGCTACATATCCGACTCG